GCATTTTATCACTGTAGAAATCTGAACCCTCTTGACCTAAGTCCCTCTTTAAAACGTCAGTGTAAAGAGATTTAAGTTGAGTTTCTTGCGCTGTATCATTCTCTTGACCTTCTTTACTGAACCTTAAATCAGCCAATACTTCTGCTCTGGTTTTTCGTTCTTTATTCATTTCTTCAGTGTAGAAATCTAATCCTTTAGAACCTATATCCCTGCCAAACTCTCTTTGGTATTGGGCCTGTAACCATTCAGCATCAGTGCCTCCAGTTAATAGAGTATTGTTTGTAGCTGTAGCTGTAGCACCTGTCTCTTGTAGAAGAGTAGCATCAGCAGCAGCAGAGACAGTATCATTATTACCACTAGCGGAGACAGTATCTCCGTTTGTAGCGTCAGAAATAGTATTAATAACAGTATCACCGCCAGAAGTGTAATTATTAACACTCTCTGGCCTAACAGAAGTGTTTCTAGCTAATGATGCTTTCTCAGAAGCACTCATGTTACTCCACTCATCCCCTCCTGCGTTATTTAACTCCATCCATTTGTCAGCAGAAGAATCGTCCATTCCGTGTAGAGTCTGATTATAAAAATCTTTTACAATTTTAACAACTATTTTAGCTGGTGTAGGGATTCCGTTAATTACATCGTTAGGTAATTCAGATTGCTCATACCAAGCACCTGTATCTGATTGCTGTAGACTACGGTTAGCAGAAGGATCTTCTTTAGTATTAAAGTTATCGTAGTCTACTACCGCAGTAAGTGCTTTTACGTAATCGTTATTATTTGTTACAACAGAGTTTGCTTTAGCTTCAAGTGTTTCTTTGTATTTTTTACCTTCGGTACTTGCAACTAATTCTCTTAAAACTTGACTAGTGTCTCCTCCTGCGTCTTGTACTTTCTTTACGTAGTGAGCTAATGCTTCTGGAGCAGGTTGCCTACCTAAAGCAGCCGCATAGAGTTTACCTACACTATCTGTTGCCGCGCTTTTAGAAGCCTGTGTTGTTATAGCTATTTTGTTATTGTTGCCGCTTCCTTCGTCTACGCGAGTATAACCTGTTGGAGAGGACGCTTCATTGCTTTCACTTGTGCCTGTTTGATATGTTCCAAATCCCATTATGCTGTCCTCTTCCAAAAGTAAACTACGACATAAGGCTGTACAATATCGTGTGTATGAGCCGCCCCACTTCCTTGAGTTCCAGTATTAGGGGCTCCATTGCCTCCATTAGTCGTAGCGTATACATTAGCACTTCCATCACCACCACCTAATGTCCAACCTGAAGTATGGGAGTGTACTGGCATCTCAGTGATGTCTAAGGCATGAGCGTCTGTCTTAGCACCGCCTGTCTCTTCTACAACATCAAAAGAAGCGTCTGAAGAATCGATACCTACTAGAACCCTACCAGCACCAAAGGCTGACCATGTACCTACTCCTAATAGAGTAGCAGGGTTAGTAGCAACAATAGAAGTGTAGACAGACCCTACAGGGTAAGCAAATCCATTTACTGTAGCTGCATTAGAAGCGGCAGTCGTAATAGCTGCGGCAACAAAGGCTGTAGTAGCTACTTTAGTAGTTGTATCACCAGACGTAGGAGTAGCTGCGCTAAAGGCTTCTGCTCCATTACCGTTTAACTCTGCTTTAGAGTTGACTGCTGTTTGAACTGCTACAAATTCAGTATTAAAACTATCGCCTGAAATAACCTTAGCTGGATCTGAGTCTGCTAAAGCATCTTTTCCTGACCACGCTATCTGTACCGTGTAATTACTCATCGAATCTTGCCCCCTTTAGCTAAAACGGTCATGCTCTGTAGCGACCCTTTAAACCCTTTAATTAAATTTATCATTTCTATCTGTACCACCTTAGCAGCTTTACTTAAATTAATTCTGTACTCTCTAGGGAAGAACAGAGGTGAGTATTTAGACGCACCATATAAACTTGTACTGGAACCGTATAAAGCAGTAACTCCAGAAGATGAGGGCCTAAGATTAAAAGAGGCTGAATCGCCTTGTGTATTGTTGTAGTCTCTAAACCAGTTAACTGTTACATCCTGCTCACGACCACCGTCTATAACACAAGAAAACTGTTTCAATAGTTTAGCTGTGTAAGGGTTTCCGAAGTCCATCCATACCGTTTTAAATATTGTTTGATATGCGTTATTGACTGCGGTAGATCCTGAGTAGTCTACATCAAAATAGTTATCGTAATCAGCAACTACACCATTGAATGTTTTACCTACAACACTAGATCCTAGTCCAATGTAGAGAGTACCTTCATTAGTAGAAAAGTAAGACTTAGGGCTTCTGCTGAAATCAGTAAGCCACTTAGTAACACGGGGAGTCATGTCTGGATTCTGAGCTTTAAAGTCTAAGATGTATGTTTCATTAATCCCTGTAAACGATAAAATATAGTAACCACCAGAGTGATTAAATTGAGCCTTAATATCGTCTGGACTTGATGAAGTAATGTGTTTGATAATATCACTCTTGACATTTTTAGTCAAGTCTGTTAAGGGCATCTTGTCTTGTATCTTAGTACGATTGAGGGATCTTACACCGTCAGCAGATAAGAATAAAACATCATCACCAAAAGCCTGTACTGAGTCACGGGCAATACACCCTACTCCGTGTATAACTTCATCTAAACCAAAAGTAACAGCACTAGGATCAAAAGGATCATTATAGATAGCTATGTTCTGCTTTCCGAAGATAATCAATTTACCGTTAAATGACTCTAACGCGACTATCTCATCATATCCCCATACTGACCTCATGTTAATTACACCAGATCCAGTACCCTGCCATTTATGATGCTCTAAAGTTTTAGAATAAAATACAGTTTCCTTGTCTTCTGAAATACCTGCTGCCCACAGTCTACCGTACTTAGATAAGATACAAGAAGGGTTAAACGTAGTTACACCAGTAGGTTCATGATAATGTGTTGTGTCTTCTAGATCAGACCACACTCCAGTAGTTTGATCGTAGTGTATTGGCTTATGTCCTTTTTGGACTGCCACAGCATCATCATCATACTGAACCCACTGCCAGTTATCTGCGGTAATAGTCTGAGGACTGTTTGCAAAAGTCTGTTGAGTAGATGTAGCAGGAGAAGTGCTAAAATTCATCTTAAATATTTTATTATTTGCAGAAGATATTAAAGTAAATGTACCGTCTGTATTTTTATGGTTATGTAGAGACTTTACAGCGTAGTTGCCTACAGAATCAGAGATAGCTCTAATCCCCTTACGAGAAGTTAACCTACCTTCTGAGGTAAGCATTATATTCTCTGCTTTAACCAACCATCGGTGGTCTAGACTAGAAGCGTTAGCCTGAGTGTTTAATCCAAAGACTCCTACTGAGTCTAGCACTAACGGGGATAAGGGTTTAGTTGGCATACCACACAGTCTCCATTTGAGTCTTACCAGCGTCAATCTGCACTGCTCTAGATATTACGTTGCTATACTCTCTCGCAGCTACAGACACTTGAGTGCCTCCGTCCTCGCCTCGTTCAGCTAAGGCTCTCATGTAAGCACCTAAGATAACAGCTTGTTCAATTACATAACAATGAGTAGCTGCTTGAGTGAGCTTATCTTGTGGCTTAACTACGTTAAAGTTAATCTGTCGTATGTCATTAGGTACGGGCCAAATATCAACTACAGTGTCTAGGTTATCGTCTATACCGTTAAAACCATATCCAATAGGTTGTCCTGAAGATATACTAGCAGTAGGAAATACTTTTAAATTTATCTCAGCACTAGACATCTGTTTTAAATGTATTCCTTCTTTTGTATCTATAACATCTAAAACTTTAAAGTCTCTATCTGCTCCTACTAAAGAGTAAGACATAGTTCCGCTTGTAGTAGAAATAGCAGACGTTACCCGTAGCACTTGCCAATCCCAGTAATGCTCTACTTCATACTTTGCATCATTAACGAAGTCACCAATCATTTTTTGATAATCGGTAGGGCCACTAGCTGAAGATAAATCGCCTGTCCAATCAGAACCTAATTGATCCTCTCTTAGCCTACGCAACACCCCATCTATAATTTCTCTATATGTCATTTATTGAACCTTTCCCATTAAATAAGAACTTAGACCACCAAAAATAGCAGCTAATGCTACAAAACCAGAAGCCATGCCCCTAGCCTTAGCTATTTGAACTGAGTGGTGGTCTATCTCAGTGCCGTGTAAATTAATTCTAGTATCTATGTTATCCAACCTATGTTGAATAGCTAGTTGCTTTTCTTCCATTCGGATAATAGCGTTCATTAGTTCTGCCATTTTATCAACTTTAGCTGTTAGAGCTTCTAGACTATTTTCTATCCTATCAAATCGTTGTTCTGACACTTTTAATAAGTCCTTATATAATAAAAAACACCAAAAGCTGCGGCTACTATAATTATAACAATCCCTAGTACGAGTAAACCCTCATTAATATTTGAGTTAATTTTAGCCTGTCTAATCTTTCGTTTTTTAGCATCAGCTTTTTGTTTCTTAAAAAACTCATCACGGAATTGTTGATATTTGTAATAGCCGAGAAGTCCTTGTTTGTTGAGCATGAACTCTAGTTCTTTCTCCTGCCGCTCTATAGCTTGTTTAGCTTGGTAAGCAGCTAGTACATCACCTGTACCTAGTTTAGCTTTCTGCTCAATAGCTTGGCTTGCACCAAAGTATTTTGTTAACGCAGAGCCAGCATCTGCTATTTCCTTTCCGTTACTTAGTGTTTGCTTAATTACTTGAAAAGCTGCATTAGCAATAGCTAATTCTGCTAACATACCCACAACCTCCTTGTATATTCTTGTGGAATACCGTAAGGCTCCCTAGATGGTTGCACTACAAGGTACTCTGCATTTACTCTGTTTACTGACGGTTCAATAAGTAAATCTTGACCTATAGGGGCTAATGACGTAGACACATGAACAGGGTATATTTCTAGTGGGCTAGAGTTCATTATATACTTTGTAGGTTCTTAGCGCAGAAAGCAACAGTAGTTTTTTCTTCTGTTTTTTTCTGGACTGTGTATCCCAACATAGGACTAACAACTAACTCATATTCTAACTTTTTAGAAACATCTATTAATTCTAATCTACAACTTTTAAGAGTTGGGTAACTAGAAATTATAACAGGCATTGCAGGTACTTCAGTCACTGCAAGCATAGTTGATACTATGACAGACCACATTATTTCTTGGTCTTTTTCTTTGCCTTAGCTGCGGCTTTTTTACCTGCGGCTGTGTACGGGTATTTTTTACCTTTTACTGTGGGCATAAAGTCTCCTAAGGCGCAGTAGGCCAAGTAATGGTTGTGGGGAAGTCTGCTTGTGCTGGTACTGAGCGTAGATCAGAGCGGTATGTTGTCATTTCGCTAGTCATAACTACATCACTCAAAGCGTAGAAGTCTGTAGCTGCTAACAAAGCATCACGCTGTTCACGCGCATTAGCTGCAAGCACTGCTGTTGCTTCTGCAATGTCCTCTGACGTTAGATCAACTACCTCATGCGCTAATACCCAATCACCGCCTACTAGCGTTGGTGTCCAGACTTTAACTAGCTTCTGTGTGTCTGACACTGTAGGAGTAACTTCCGTCACAGGGTAGACGTTAAACGCTGCCATATCTTCTGCACTAACCTGCTTGGGAAAGCTGGTGTTCGGATTTTCCTTGCGTAGTAGTCCCACTGAATACGGGTACTGCTGTACTGTACTGCCTGTTGCTTTTACTAATAGCATTGTATGTTCCTCTTCTGCTATGTTTGTTTATGGGGTTATGTCTGAACCTGCGGTTACTGTGCCGCTGACACTAAAGTTACTACCAGAACCTGAGTTAGTTCCTAGTGCTGCGGTGTCGTTAAACTTCATGTAGATATTTGGTGAGCTACCTGTTGGTTCAGAACCATCGGCCCCTAAATCTACGGGATAGCCCAGTTGATCTATAAACTTATTGCGGTTAGCTTCCTGTGAAAAGTCTATATAGGAGCTATCAAAATATAAAAACCCAATCTCCCCATCGTGGCTGTTGACACCCCCTGCACCTATTGAGTGACCTATAGTAGTTGTCATATAACCCCCTACATTAACATTGCCAGAACCACTTAGGCTGGTCGCATTGTCGGCTAAAACCCCATCTACATAAAATGATGCTTTTTGTTGTGTGGAGGATAGTGATAATAATAAGTAATGCTGGAAACCTAACGTAGAATTTAATGAGTAGTAACCCGTTTCATATAGAGTAGTGTTATCTGATTCTTCTATAGCTATAGATATTCCTTGCCCTCCAGTTTCTAATCTAATATCTACACCTATGTCTCCAGTACCCGCATGGGAATTGGCAATCTCAAACAACATCCTAGTATTGGTATTAGTGTCTGTGTTAAAGAATAGTACAACCGTTATATCACTAGGATCAGAACTTACCCCTGAATTACCTCTTAAATAGGAGGTTGATCCACCACTAAAATCAGCACTCCTAGCCCAAAACTCTGAGCCACCCCTAGCACCTACAGGTTTCACTGAACTAGTTACGGGAATATCTGCCGATGTTCCTAAGTTTAGAGAAAAGTTAGAAGCGTCCATAGGCATAGCAATGTCGGGCGTACCTAAAATTTGTATAGCCGCCTTTACGGGAACTGGTTCATTAGTATCTTCATTCCAAAAGTTTTCAGAGTCCGTTAAAGTCATGTAGTTAGCATCTAAGTAAAACTCTCCCATATTCCCTATGTATTTACCTGTAGTGTTGCTCACACCAATGTCAGTTCTGGACGAAGTGTTGGTAAAGTTAATAAGCCCATTGGTGTATGTATCCCAAGAGGGGGTTACTTCCACCCCGTCAATTTTCATCCACCTATTAGATGTATTAGTGAGATCAAATGAACACGTTACTTGATGCTGTGACCCCACTGCAATCGCTCCATTAGGACTTGAAACATCTAAAATAAGAGAACCAGCAGAGGTATAACCTTTTATATTTAAATTACCACTAGCTGTAGTTCGTATATAAAAATTAATTGGATTTCCGCCATAGGTTCTTGCGGTAAATATATAGCGTATGTCTGGAGAGTCTGATTTTAAATTTACTGCCATAGTGACAGCCCTAGTATCAGGCAGGTGATTAATGTTAGCAGTTCCACACCAAGTCGATCCTCCAAAATAACTAGCACTACAGTTATCCTGATTAGGCCCACGCTCTGCGGTAGCTAATATACCAACGGCAGTAAAGTCGCCACCTGTGCCACTGTTTGACCCTGCTGTGGCTTCATTTTTCATGGGTAGGTATAAGATGGGATTAGCAGGTATTGTGTCGTAATCGGCTGGTTTTCCGTCAGCCGTGATAAATAAGCGTCTGTTGGCTGTGACGCTTAGGTCACGGTAGGTGTAGTCTAGGAATAGGTGTGCTAGTCGGCCTTTGAAATTGGTCTGCACTGAGCCATTCAAAGTATTGATGTACCCACCTATTGCGTGTTTAGTAGATGTAAAATCAATATTATCATTTGTGTATGTTACCCAAGTTGAACTCATTAAAGTGTCATTTAAATAAACATAGCGATTTGAAGTGTTTGAAAGATCAATGCTAATCAATAAATTTAGCCAAGTATTTTTTGCTGTAGCGTGTACCCCACCATAATACGCTAACTTTACATCAAATATTTTAGTTCCAGAAGAATTATTAGCTGTAACGTGAAGCTCGTTATTCCCGCCCGTATCCATCAAAACATGAAAAGCATTAGTAGTTGTAAATACAGTCGAACTACTTTCAGTAGTCCAATAAATCCAACAACTAAAAGTAAACGTCTTACCATCAGCATTATTAGTCAAATCACTGGTTCGTAATAAATAATCATTGGTTCCATCAAAGCTCACGGCCTCTGGGCCTCCACTAGCAACAGGATTAGTACCTAACAACTTCCGTTCAATAGTCATTACGCCATACCTATGCCAGCAGCGATTCCGTACCAAATATTGCCACCATCTATACTCGTAAAAGTTAACACATCCACCCCACTGGC